TGTCTCCTGATAAATTAGATGCACTTACATTTTCTCCTTCTTCTTCATCTGATATGTCTATTTCCCCAAGATATCTCTTCTTGTTCCATTCGTGTATATCGAAATTACGTTTCATAATGAATTATTTGATTATAAATATGTGGACTCTTAATTGTCAGCAGCATTTTGTATTTCTTTTTGAGTTTTAATTTGATCTTTATATGAGGAAAGCACTTCAACAACAGATTCTACATATTCATCTACTTTTTCTTTATCCAGTTTTCCAATCCATTTTTCTACATCTCCATCCTCAGATACAAAGGATTCATTACCTTCACTTAATCTATCTTGTACATATTGTTTAAACTCATTTATTCTTTTATCAATGATTTGATTATTAATTTTATTATAATAATCTTTATATGAACCTTTATTTCTTAAGTTATCTTCAAATTTAGCAAAACAATTAAGACAAAATTTATGTATAATATAATATTTCTTATCAGGTCTTTTCATTATTTTTTTACATTTGGGACATAATAATGGAACAACGTGAATTTTTTTAGCTTTGTCTAATTTAGTAATATTTTGTTTTATACCATTTTTAATGGTCCAAGTTCTACCATCAACCTCCCAAATATCTCCTTCTTTATAAAATTCTTGTGATTTAGAAAAACCAACGCTTGAACGTGTTTTTTCTCCATATTTTCCCTGGATTATATTTCTTAAACGTTGAACGTCTTTTTGAATAAATTGTTTTTTTAAAACTGATTCTTTCATTATAAACCTATTTTTTTTAAATCATTAATTACTTGGTCAGGAGATTTAAATACAATTCCAGTACCTCCTTTAGCTTTCCATCTTCCAACAGTGTCGGCTCTATCATCAATTATTATATCAAATTTTGTTAATTTATCTTTTACTTCATGTTTGGCTTTAGCTTTTTTGAAATTAATACGAGGTTTGCCACCTAATAAATCACTATGATTTCTTACCCATAGTATTTTACCTAAATAAGATTGTTTTTTAACTGAAGGGGCAGTTAATAATTCATAATTGTATTTTTTAACGTAATCAACTAATTTTTTAGCACCATCCATTACTGGTATTCCAACCCAAAAACTAACTTTATGATCTTCATCAATAAAATCCCAAAATTTATTTTTACCATATTTTTCTTCAAAATCGTTAGGTTTCATCCCAGATAAATCTTCAAATCTTTTATCAAAATTAGCTACTACTCCATCCATATCGAGGTAAACTTTATAATCACTTTCTTGTTCTTCTAATCCTTTAGCTAATTGTAAAGCATAAGCATTTAAACCAAATGGGTCTTTGTTCTCACCTTCATAAATTTGTTTTTTAAATCCATCTTTTTTTAATTTAACTACTAAACCTGCTAAACTTTTATTGGTTATTTGATAATCATATTCTCCAGATATTGTTGCTATATAACCAAATTTAGGATGTTTATTAATTGAAGCACTACTACCTTCTCCATCATTATAAATCATTAAATCCATGTTCTTACCTTCATCTAGTTTAAAAAATTCTTTAACTACATCTGATTCTTGAATGATCCAATATATAATACCAAAAGCGTTGGAAATGCCGGATAACCCCAATGAAGCTAAAAAACCTAAATCTAATAATTGTTTATTAATTTTATTTTGTTCAGCGGGTGTTGGTTTTTCACCTTTAATTACCCATTCCGCTATTTCTTTAATAAGAGCTAAGGTTTGTTTACCTTCTCTTTTAGCAATAGCTAATAATTTTTTACCTGCTTTTTCTACTCCTCCTAAAAATTTATCAACTATACTTTTAATATCAGGTGATAATGAAAATTCTTGTAAGTTTTGATTTTTAAATATAGATTGTTCTTCTGTTATTTTATTTGTCCAACTTCGAAACATTATATTACCATTTTCATATGCTTCTCTTTCTATCTTTTCTAAATAATCATCTTCATTAACATCAGTTGTATTTATATTATTTAATCTATTTTCATGATTTTGATGAACATGAATTAACTCATGAGCATAAGAACGCATAATATCTTTTGGATGTCTACCTAAAGTATAAAGTACTACTTCGTTGGTATTAGGTTCATAATAAGCAGTTTTACCGAAAAAATTATCAGCGTTAAATTCTTCATCATGTATAAATCTAATTTTAGGATAAGGTTTGAGTTTTAAACCATCTTCTTCCATACTCTTTGTTAGAGATTTAATTTTGGAAGAAAAATCAAATGTTTTTGGATTTAATACTTCTTTTATTATTTCTGTTACTTTACCAGTTAAAATGTTATAAACTTCTTCTTTTTCTTCTTCTGTTAATTCCTTAGGTAAAAAGGATTTAAATTTATCAAATGATATTTTAGAAGCATTTCTAGCTGCTGTGCCTGATGCCCCAGCTTGTGTGATAACTGTTTCAACTTTTAAGTTTGGGTAGTTATTAACTGATTTTGTTCTTATTGTTATATCTTTAAAATCATCTTCATTTCCTTCTCTTGCTCCTATAACAAATAAAACTAATTCTTCTGGGTGTTCTTTAGCGTAATTATAAACTGCTTGTATTGGTGGCTTGGTACTAAGTTTAATTTCAGTTTTAATTGGTAGGTATTTTTTGTAAATATCCCATATTAAAATAGAATCTGCTGATGTAACTCCATCTCTTTCTTTACCTCCTATTAATATAATAAATTTATCAATATTAGGGTTTTTTTTCATAGCTGTTTTTACAACTTCAAAATGTCCGTCTGTTGGAGGTTTGAAACCACCACCATAAACGGCTATTTCTCTTTTTTTCTCCTCTGGAAGTAGATGTTTTGTTATTTCGTTTACTAAACTCATTAATTTAAAAATGATTTAATTTTTGATTTTGCTTCTTCAGCTGATACTGATGAATCAATTATGTCGTTTGCTCTACTTCCTAAAAGTGCTTTAATTTCACTAGTTGTTTTTGCTTTTTGCTTATCAGCATATTTTTGTCTTGCTGCTGTTTTTGGTTTTGTATTTCTAGGTTTATATGGAGTTAGATATTTATCTATTATGTCCTCTAAATTATTTATTTTTTCATCTTCTAAAGTATTAGCAACAGAAACAAAATTATCAGCAAATAAATTTTTATAAGGTTTATAATTTTGAGTAACATCATTCCATGTTCTTAATACTATTGCAGGCATTAAACTTCTATCTTCACCACCTGATTTTTTATATCTATCTTGGTTTTGTCTTAATGCTCTTTCTAAATCAGTATAAACATATAACATAAAAACTTCATATCCTGCTTCTTCTAATTCATTTTTTAATTGTAATGTTTTTTTATAAGATGCTGCTGTACCATCTAAAATAAATGATTCTTTAGCTTTAATGGTATCTATTACATCTTGATTAAAAGATTTATTAGCTTGTTGCATAGCAATTGCTTGCCTACTTCTTTCTTTAGGACTAGCATTTTTTAAATCTAAGGATACATTAGCTTTTTTTAAATAATCAATGTATTTATTATCTAAATTTAATACTTTTAGTCCACCTAAATCTAAGCCATGTAGTACATATCCCTTACCCGCTCCTGGGGCTCCAGCTAAGACTATTGCCTTTGGAACATCTACTTGTTCCATTAATAAATCATAAAGTTTAATCATATGTCATAAATATACGAAAAATTTCTTGGGATTCAAAAGTTATTTCGTAATATTAAATGGACTTTTTACCGACGTTTTAAATGAAGTAGTAGCAGGTTTATTTTTAGGGTTTTCTAAATCAAATATATTTTTTACAGATTTAAATATTTCTAAATTTTCTGATTGTGTTCTTGGGGATACATACATTTCCCATTTTTTTCCTTTTATTTTTTGTCCTGATTTGTCTTGTCCTCTAGATTTTGATTTGAGCCATAAGATTCCAACTTTATCTGCTGTTTTTCCAAAACATTCTTTATACATTTGGGCATAAGCTGCACTCTGTAAATCGTGGGTTGTTTGAAGGTTGTTAGAAGTTTTAAAATCTATAACCCATAATTTTTTGTCAATTTCACAAATTAGGTCACAAATGCCCGCTATTTTTAATTCATCAGAAAAAAGATGCACTTCTGTTTCTATTAAAGTAGGTTTATGTATTTCCCAAAAATCCACAAATCTTAAAAACATTTGCCAAACTAAAGGATCCATTTTAGGGTAACCTTTTTCATTTAAATAATTAATTTCATTACCTTCAAAATATTTTTCAATAAGTAAATGAACAGCTGTACCTTCTTCTCCAGCCTTTTTAACTATCCAATTAGCTGAAAATCCAACTTTTTTTAACCATTCGTCATAATGTTTTCCTTTTGGATAACTTTGTAAGACATATGTTACGGAAGGGTAATATTCTCCATGTCTTCTATAATATCTAGAATCAGGTAACGTAATTTGTTTATGATCGTCTGATATTTCTAAAATTCTATTGTATGTTTTATTTATCATACTGCTAGTTTATGTCCCAATAAGGATGAATAAGTCATTGGAACTGTTTTTTGAATTAATTTTGTGAAATTTTTAAAACCCATTTCACTTGGATCCTTATCTTGCATATCAACAAGATAGACTTCTTTACCTTCTGCTAATAATAGCTCACAAAATCGTAAAGCTTGTTTAATTGCATCCTTATCTAATGCTATATAAATTTTATTTACTTGAGAAGTAACTATTTTTTTCATTAAGTTATTTTGAATATTTTTTCCTAATAATGGAATAGCATTTCTTTTAATTGCTATTGCATCAAATAATCCTTCACATATTATTATTGGTAATCTCCAATTAATTAAATGTTCGTTAGGTATAATATCTCTACTTACTGCTGGGTTTCTATATTTTACGTATGGTTCTTTTTCAAATGAACGAGCAGTGAAATAATTTAATATACCATCTTCATCATAAGTTGGGATTATTATCATATTAGCATATAAACCTGTATTACAATAACCTATTTTATACTTTAAAATATCGTGTTTACTTATATTTCTCTTATTTACATATGCCTTGGCGTGTCTAGCTGTAATATCGCTTAAATCACCGTTAAAGAGGCCAATATATTCATCTGGTAGGCGGATGTTGGTAGTAGAATTTTTAATTACTGTAGTTTTTGATGAAGATATCAAAGAGTTGGCTTCTGCAATTTTATCTGAAGAGGTGTTGGTTTTTTTAAATAATTGGAAAATAGTAGTTCCTCTAGCATCACATGCCCAACAATGCCAAGGATTTTTACCTTCTCTATTTTCAGTTAAGTTAACTTCTAATTTAGGTTTATGATGATGACAGAAAGGACAGTTGTAAGCATAATTGTTTCGGGCAGTAGGTTTACCTGATCCCAAAACAGAATTTACTAACGTAACCAATAATTGATTTACCATAGACGAGACAATATACAATATTATTCTGGTGTATCCAAGAAATCTTCAAATTTTGATTTTCCAAAATCTTTTGTGAAAAATTTACCTAAAATATTATCATTAAAAAATTCCTCGGGTTTTTCTAGTACTTGATAAATCATTTGATATTTTACTTCAAAATATGTCATTGTTTTTTTATCAGGACACATTTTTAATATAATACGTTCAAATTCATCTTTTTTACCTTCTAAAAGTAATTGTTTAATATCAGTTTGAGATCCATAATATTTTAACCAATCTGATTCTTTTACTACTAATTTATATGAAGGTCGTCTACCTACTACTCCGGTTAAAGCAGCTAGTTCTTTTTTACCCAATTTTTTCTTTTGATTATGAAATAGTACTTTTTTCCCAATATATGACTTACCCGTAGGTTTATGTGTTGTCATATAAACGAAACCGAATGTATTTTCTGGGAATTGAGTTATGTCCCCTATTTTGTTAGTTTTATATATCCAACTCATAAGGTTTTAATTTATTAATAATAAATATAATTAAGTTTTTTTAAAAATACAAATAATTATTAAAATTATCTATCAATATTAACTAAAATTGTAGTGTCTGTTGTTGGGGATGATTGTAAAGGTTTAGCTAATTTACCTACTGCTAATAATCGGTATGCATTATCATATAAACCAACAGTTGTTATATATGGTTCAAAATAAGAACTAGTAGCAAAATCTAATGGTTTTCCTACAGAAGCTGTATTTTCCCAATTAATATTACTTCCTGAGAATATTGTAGGTATAGCACTACCTGTTATTATTGTTGGGTTTTGTGAATAATTATATTCATCTTCAAATACAGTTGCTTTGTATTGAGTTTCATAAATATTTATTGAACTTGAAAAAGACATCGTAACATTACTATCTTTAATAAAATTATTAATATCTACTGTTTCACCACTTAGGGATTCACCAAATAATGTTATTATTCCATGATTGTAAATTATATTACCAAACATGTATTCATAAGCAACGGAATCACCTAACGAATCTGGGGTATATTTTAATCTTCCTTCCCCATCATCTTTAATAGATCCTGTTATTCCTAGTCCCGAGGTTCCATTAACTACCATTTGAAATGATTCAGGTTGTATTTTATCTCCATATAATTTTGATGGTATAGAAACAACACCCACTTCTATTGAAGCAGATTCTGCACTAGCCGTTATAAAAGTTCTATTGGGCCATAAAGTAGTTTGTGGATAATTGTAATAGTTTGTTGATTGTTTATTACCTACTAATACATTTCCTGCTTCATTAGCTCCTATAACAATACTAGATGTAGCTGCTGGTCCTGAAAATCCTGCACTACCAGAAAGATAATTCGTATAATATAATTGTTTTACAGAATCGTAAATGAGTACTTCAGGAATTTGAGGAGATGCACTAGATGATATACCTTCAGCAATAGATTTGGAGATCAAATAATTGCCTGATTTTCCTAAATATCTGTCTATTCCAACGATAGAAGATGTAAGATTGTTACTACCGGAAAAGTTAAAACTTTTATTTATCTCCAGTGGAGAAATTATTATATCTTGAGAATTGAATTGTTTGAACGCGCTCATGCATCTTAGAAATCTAATTTAATTCTAATAAGGGCTTCTTTTGTAAAATCTTTTTGTATTGGTTTTGATAATTTGGCAACTGCTAATAAATCATTTGAATTATTATATAATCCAACAGTCGTTGGATAAGTTACTGGGTTATCAATAAAATACGAATAAATTACTTCACCTGATGATCCAGAAACAAAGCTTGGATTTTCAGAATAATTAAACTCACTATTTCTTGCTCTAATAAATACATAATCAGAAGTTAATGTTTCTTGTGAATTTAATGCAAATACAGTGCCACTAGCATCACCAACGGAACCAGAAATTACATTATATAATTTTTGTGGATTATTTGCTGCTGTATTACTTGATGTTACTGTTCCTAAACCTATTCCACCACTATCACTTGTTGTACCATTTAAGGCATCTGCATTTAATAAAATAGTTGAAATATCTGGTAAAAATAAACCATAAGAACCTGAGTTATTAGCTGTAAAACCATCTCCAGAATAAGCAGTTCCATCAGAACCTGATATTACTTGGTAAGCTCTCATTGTACCATAATAAAGAGGTAATGTTACTTCTCCTGAGTTGTCTGTTAGGTGGATTTGGGTAAGGTTTGTATTATTACTACTTGATAGTATTAAATTCAAAGAACCTGGTAGTAATGATTGTTTATATCTTGCTCTTTCAACACTAATAACATAAAAATCATTATCATTACCACTTCCTGTATATGTTGGACCCCAAGAAAATACTGAGTTTTCATCTTCTAATACTAATGATCTATATTGACCATAAATTGTAGATGTAGGAGATGTATTTGGTACTGCTGCGTCAAATTGAACTCCACCTCCACCATTTTTATTACCATAAGCAATTTGAAATTGAACTGCTGCTTGGTTTGATGTAGACGCTGTTTGATAAATACTTGTATAATACGGTCCTGATGCTCCTTCTGTTTGTGTTGAAGAAGTAAAAAATGTAGTTAAATTTGGATTGTTATTACTCCAAACTGTTGAAGTTACTGAATCTGAACTTACAACAAAGTCACTTGCTTCTAATGCTTTAAATCCCATATTTTTAAGTTGTTAAAGTTTGTTTAGTTATAGTTACTGGTACAGTTATTCTTGCTCCACTATCTAAACCTGTAACTGTTATAGTTGTTCTTAGTTCTGAATTAGAACCAAATAATGTATTAACAGTTGTAGCTGTTAAACTAAATTGTGTTCCAATAACTGTTTTAGAAACATTTGTTCCAATAGTTTGAGTAGCTGTTATATTTGCTGATGTAGCTGCATCTGATTGGATTCCTTGTCCTGTAAAAGTATTCATTAATCTAACATCTCCTATAGTTGCACTATAACCTGATGTCTCAAATATTTGTTCATTTCCTAAATAATTTAATGTTTGAGGAGTAATTGCTAATTGAGCACCTTGTTTTAAGGTAATAGCTGCATAACCTAAATCTAGTACAGGTAATTTAGCTGTACCTCTTGGTAATGTTGTTAATTTATATTTCATTATTTGAAGTTCACTAGGAAATGCTTCTAATAGAGGCATGTTATCAATGGCTTCACCATAGTATGCAGAACCTGATGGGTGATTTGGATTATATAATGTATAATCAATTTCATCATCTGCAAGAGCAAATTGTGTAATTTGGAATGAACCATCGTTACGTGCTAACAACTCTCTTCCTTTGGTTGTCAAAATAGCATCGACGGTTATTACTGCGTTATTTAAATATCCCATTTTTGTTTTTTAATATAAATATTATTATATGTTATAAATATAGCACTTTTTTAGGATTCTATTACTCCTTGACTAATAAGGTCAGTAACTATACTAGAAGCACTTACTGTTATATATTCTGTAGGAAAATCCGGGTATAGAATTCCTGAAGTAACTGCTTCTGCTGATGCAGAATTTGTTACTGTTATTATGTTAGCATAAGGGAAATCACCACTAATATAAACACTATTCGCGTTACTTATTGGTCTTCTAACAACAAAGAAATCCATATTTATACTAGTCGGTACATCTCTATCTAATGTTAATTTAACTCTACCAACTCTTTCTAAATCAGCATTAGAAACTATATTTTCTGATGGGTCTGTAACTTTAAGAATATCATAAGTATAGTTTTCATTATTTACAAATCTAATTTGATCTCCTACTTCTATCTGTAGTGGGTATTCTATATTATCAAATCTTGTTCCTACTGGTTCACTTCCACCTTGAAAATATTGAGAGGGTCCAGGTGAATACGGGAGTAATCCTTGATACCAAGCAGAACCGTAAGCTTCATTAAAGTTTGAAGAAGACATTTCTATAATACTTTGAATTGCTGAGGATGAATAAACCCAATATGGTGCTGATGCTGTATTGTCTCCATCAGCATCATCATATGCACCTTGTACTGTAAAATTAGTAGTAAATTTTTCAATATCAGTTGGAGTACTGACTGGGTAAAATACTGTTTGTACATTTGAGGATTTAGAATCACGGGCTTTACCTTCTAACTTCCACTTAATTTCATCATAAACTTTGAACATATAATCACCTGTATTTGCTTTAATAGTAAATTCTAAAGCATCAACAGGACCACCATTATCAACTCCACCATGTGGTTTCCACGCAATTCCTCTATTAATTAACATAGGACCAATAGCTGCATTTTCAAATAAAGCTTCCATTTGATTATCTCTATTTAAGAAAAATTCTTTTGTTTCTACATTACCTGCTCCAGCTAAGGATGTGTTGTATTTTTTACCTGGTGCTGCTTCTCTTGGGCCAATAAATCTTACACCAACTCCTTCTCTCCAATCAACCCCCTGTATATTACCTAACATAGAACCACAACTAACTTTAGTACCTAAATAATAAGCATCCATTGTTATATCTTCTAGTATAAATGGAATATTAGTACTTCCACTTATACAACTTAATTTTATATTTAATTCATCTGTACCCGATTCATAAATAAAACTAGTAACAAATTTTGTTTCAACAGTTAAACGTTGAGGATTTGCTAAATCTTCACCACGTACTGTATCAGCCGAACCTGTAAATAAGAATACACCTTGATTTGGTATATAAGGAGATGTTATTGTCCCATCAGGTGCGTTATTATAAGAAGCTTGTTCTACTGCCACTGATGGCATTAATATTGTGTCAAATGTTTTTCCAGGTAATGTAGATACTCCATCATCTCCTGGTCCCATTGCAGACATTGCATAGAAGTTTTTAGCTGCTGCACTACCTGAATTATCATAAATTGATATTCGTCCTGATCCTGATAATGGAATTTCGCTACTATAACCATCACTAGTGTTTTGTGTATAACAAATAGGTGATGGATATGAACCAATAGTAGAAATAGTAGATTGTCCTTCTAATCCTTTTAATTCTTTACTTCCTGAATTAATAGATATTGCTGCCTGACTATTTACTGGGAAAACTTGTTTAAAAATAACATTACTTAATCCTGTTAAAGAGGGTGGTATTGCATTTCCTTGTTCATCAATTAGATTTGTTAGGTTTAATCTTATTACTCCATTTATATTAGGATATGGGTTTTGAATATTATTAAAATATCCGAAATAAGCATTTCTTAATTCAATTGTTGGGGTTTGTCCATAAGTACCTGTATCTCCATATGAATAAACATTGTATAATAAACTTGTTGATTTACTACCTAAATATCTTGGTATTATTGATCGCAGTTGGGTATAATTAGAATCTGGTACTGCTGCTTTTAATGCACTTCCTGATAAAATTAATCCTTGATTAATTGGAATAATAGGTCCTGATTGGTTATTATAATCAACATCCATTAACCAAGTATTTTCTCTATTAGCTGAATAATTATTTAATAAAGGTTGACCATCTGTGTAAAGATTAAATGGTAGTAATCCTACTCCAAAGAAGGTATCTAATATTGTTTCCGTACTTGTTGGTACTCTATATTCTCCATAAGCTGGTGGTCCTGATGAACCACTAGACATATAAGTTGAAACAAATGGTGCCCATCTACTTGCTGAAGGGAAAATAGCAAAGTCAGTTTGTCCATTACAAACTACTCCTGAAGCAAAACTTTTGGTTACTGATAAGTCTATAGAGAATATATCTCCATATTCATATGGGCCTATATAAGAACCAGATACATAAATAGTTTTTGAAGTAGTTTTAGTTTCCATGTAGAAATCTTGAGTAATAATAGGAGTTCCGTAACTATCTGGGTCTGAAAGTACATTACCTTTAAGTACTCTAAATGAGCCACTAAAATTAAAACCTGTTGATCCACCATCAATTGAATTTCTAACAATAATTTGTGATCCTGTATCACTGGTAGGTAAGAAATTAAAATCTACTGAAGATGCTGTTGTTTCATCAAGAACTCCTGAACTAAAATTACTCATAGAATACTCTACGTAGTACATATCGTGATTAAAATTTATTGTTGAACCTGTATTAGTATCACCTGATCCTGTTATATCAGGATTAAAAATATCTAAAATAGGAGATTCGTATGGAGGCGTATCAAACATAATTGAAGCACCTTCGGCAATATCAACTCCTGTTCTATATGAACCTGTTATTATATAATCATACTCAATACTTTCCTCAGAAGATCCTGTTCTTTTTAGTAAAGCAGCTACATCACAGGTAGGATAAGAATCTGGTGTATCTTCTTGTGAAGATGTTGCCTCATTAGTTATAAATCCATTACTAGTTCCTGGTTGGTAATATGTTGTATTAAATGCTGTTCCACCATTCCAACTAGAGGTACCATAACTAGGTCCTCCACCAAAATCTTGGAACCAATAAATGTCAGTTGTACATTGTGATATAGTTAAACCCCTAAATTCATAATCAAAGTCCTCAGGACCTTGTACTATAAATCGTATGTATCTACCAAGTTGTTCTGGTGTTCCTGATGTTAAGTCTAAGGGTGTTGTATTTTCTATTGTTATTGCTATACCTGCTTG